CTTATGGCTGACATCCGCGTAACCCAACTCCCCGAACTCACCACCCCCACCGACGACGACATCCTCCCCATCGTCGATAGCCCCGCCAGTGGTGCGACGACCAAGAAAATAACCAAGGCCAACTTGGTTGCCTCGACCGTCGCCACCATCACGGCCCATACCTCGCGCACCGACAACCCGCACACCGTCACGAAGGCGCAAGTAGGGCTCGGCAGCGCGGATAACGTCAGCGATATAAGCAAGCCGGTCTCGACCGCCACCCAAACCGCTCTTGATGCCAAGGCCGCCCTCGTCCATGCCCACGCGCAAGCTGATGTGACCGGCCTGACCACCGCCCTGGCGGGCAAGGAGCCGTCTATCGCGGCTGGCACCACCGCGCAGTACTACCGGGGCGACAAGACCTTCCAGACACTCGACAAGGCCGCTGTGGGGCTGCCACTTGTCCAGAATATCGACGCCACGGCCCGTGCCAACCACACCGGCACCCAAAGCGCGGATAGCCTCACGGACGGCACGACCAATAAAGCCTTCCTCGCCACCGAGCGCACCAAGTTAGCGGGTGTTACTACGGGCGCGACCGCCAACGCCACCGACGCCCAGCTCCGCGACCGCTCGACGCATACCGGCACGCAAATCGCCGCGACCATCTCCGATTTCCAGACCACCGTCAGCGCCAACACGACCGTCACGGCTAGCACCACCCACGCGGCCAGAACAGATAACCCGCACGCGGTCACCAAAGCACAGGTGGGCCTAAATCTCGTCCCCAATTCCGACCCAACTCAGCAGAAGCAACAGGCGGTCATTGCTACCGCACCGAGCTACGTTTTAGATACTTTCACCATCCACCCCGAGCGCTGGGTCCACTCATCGGGCGGCACAAGCGTCATCAAGGACGGCGTGATGACGATCACCACCCCGGCCAACAACGACTCCATCTCCGTCCGCACCCTCTGGACGGCCATCCTCCAGGACTTTGACACCATCACCCTTGACATCAATTTCAACGGCAACACCCTGCAAGTAGCCGGGGACACGCCGCTGTTGTCTTTTAACCAGGCCGGGGACCGGGGCATCGTCCTGACCAACTTCGCCACCAACGGCGTCAATGGCTGGCAGACTATCTCGCTGCCTTTAACCAAGTTCACCAGCGCCTTCGACGCGACCGCCGCCACCGCAGGCACCGGTATCGCCCTGGCCCCGAACACCACCGTCTCCAACCTCAAACTGCGCGTCTACGAGTCGGTGGCGGGCAAGACCCTCTCCTTCCGCAACATCGTCCTGTCGGACTCGACCAAGACCCTCAAGCAGGACTTCACCCAGCCGACGCTCTTCACCGGCAGTAAGCCCGGCTCCTCGACCTGGCGCATCCAGTCGCTCGACATTATGAAGGTGACCAAGGACAACGTGCAGGGGCAATCCTCCGACGCCTACATGGCGAATCTGATGACCGCCGTTAAGCCGTTCAACCCGACCCACATTGCGGTCGCCATTCCCTACGATGATCCGTCCGCCTATCCCGGCACCACACCACAAGCGGGCTACGCGGCGCGCTGGGCTGCCGCGATCCGGGCCGCTGGACGCAATATCTTCTGGCGTCAGATGCCCCTCGAATGGGAAGGGATCTACGGCAAGCCCAAGAACACCACCCGTGCAGTCGGCACCGCCGCCCCCGTCCTGGCGGGCACGGACACCACCAGTTACCTGGCGCAGATTTATCAATATATCCAGGCGCATCCCGACCAGTACCGTCCCGGCGACATCCTCTGTCCGATCCCCGAGCCGGAGAACGGCGGGATTAACGGCGTGGTCGGCGGGGCCACGGGCGGGCAGTTCGCCGACGCCAACCTCTTCCGCCGCTGGCTGCGCGACGCCATCACCGTCACCAACGCCGCACTCGACCTCGTCGGTTTGCGTGGGCAGGTGGCGGTCGGCTTCTTCGGCACCTCCGGGTTCGTCGTTTATGGCAACGTGAGCAACCCCAAGGGCTTCCTTGACGAGCGCACATTGGACGCGATGTCCGTCTTGGGCATGGACGACTACCCCAACCCCGCCTCCGGCATGGCGACGGATTTAGCCTCGTATGAGGCCCTATACGGGCAATTTCCGCTGATGCTAACCGAGTGGGGGACGATCAACGAGACGACCGACGCCACCCGCCTGACGGCCATGCAGACGGTCCTGGACACCCTCAAAAGCAAGCCTTACTTTTACGGCCTCAACTACTGGACGATTGTCGGCGGGGCGGGCAACGCAAACGAGCAGATCTTGGATTACGTCACGCTGGCCCCGATCGGCGGCTACGCCAATTTGCTCAAGGTCTACACGGGCGGTGCGGCCTTCAACCCGGCCACCCACCTCGTCACCAACACCGGCGCTTTAATCCAGCTCAACGCGGCCTCGGGCGGGGCGACGGGGGACACGCTCACCTTGCTCACCACCGGATCGGCGGCCTTCCGCACCCCGGCCAGTGGAGCCGCCAGCATCACAAGCGCCACTAATAAAGGCGCGGTCTACGCCACCGGGGCCACGACCGCCACCTCCACAGCCGCCTTAACCGATGGGCAACTGCTGATCGGCTCGACAGCGGGCAACCCGGCCCCCGGAACCCTGACAGCCGGGACAAACATCGCCGTGACCAATGCCTCTAACGGCATCACCGTGGCGCTGACCGGCACGGTGGCCTCGGCCACCACCGCCACACAGGTCGGCGGCATCGCCATCACTGGCACACCTGCTACCGGCCAGACACCGGTGGCCACCTCCGCCACGGCGGCGACCTGGCAGACACCGGCGGGCGGCGCAGGGGCAGCCCCAACCCCACAGCTCTCCATCGCGTCCAACTTCGAGAGCATCAGTCGCTTCGGTGGGTCGGGGACCACCGGGACGACCAGAGCGGCAGTCGGTAATGGCCTGGCTATGGATGTTTCAGCCACAGCCTCGTCCTGGACCAACCTAGCCTACTACAACAACGGCAACAACCAGAACTTCTTCACGGGGAACAACAACTTCAGCACCATGCTTTCTCAAAAGTTCGGTGCAACCGTGATTTGCCATATTTATGTAGGTGTCGGTAATCCGGCCATCGACGGGACCGGCATCACCTTCACCGACAATCATTATGGTTTCAAGATCATCGGCAACGGCACGGCGCGAACGTTGTACGCCACCAACGCCAACGGCACCACCGAAACGGCGACGGCGTTCACGCCTGCCACACTGTCCTACGAAGACACCATTTTAACCGCCATCAAAACGGGGACGACGAACATCAAGTATTACTGCAACGGGGTGCTGGTGGCGACGCACACGACGACGATCCCCACGACCGCCACCGGTGGCTACTCGCCCTTGAATGTCGGGCTGTCGAACGCCAGCAGCGCGAACGCGGCGGGCTTCTTCGTCTCGTTCTTCACCTACAACAAGGACGCCTTCTAAAAACACCACGGTACAATAACCAGTAATGGCTCTCCTAAATTGGACCGATTACGAATCTAGAGCAAATTCCACATTACTCGACCCTGACGGGCGCGCACTGGCCGACACTATGGCCGCTGCGATCCTGGCGTGGTCGGCCCGATACTGCAACCGGTTAGGCTGGGCCTACGGCACGTTTACCGAGACCCTGAACCCGACGGAACCCGGCGACACCTTCTACGTCTCCGCGCTCCCGCTCGACCCGGCACAGCCCGTCACGGTCGGCACCTATAACTACGCAACGAACCTGTATGATCCGTATCTCGGCATCGTGCGCACGCATCCCAACGGCACGGTGAAAGCCTCTTACACCCTCTACAGCGGCTTCGGCGCGGTCCAGATCGCCTACACCGGGGGCTACACGGACAACACCTTCCCCGCCGACCTGAAACAAGCGTTGGCCGATCTGCTCGTCCAACGGTTCAACAACGCGACATCGGGCGGCCAGACCGTCTCCTCGGTGCGGGCAGGGGACTATAGCGAGACCTACGACCTGAAGGGTATGGACATCCCCGGCGACACGATGGAGGTGCTGGCCAGCTACCGGCTGCCGGTCGTCTTCTAGATGCGGATCATCACCCACTACTTCTCCGTCACGCGCGCGGGCGTCGCCAATACCCTGACCAACCTCGGGGCGTACTTGTACCCCGCAGGCCCGAATATCGTCGCCTTCATCGACTTCCCGGCAAGCAAGGCCTTCCAGCTGATCTTCGACGGCTCGCCCGCGCTGAAAGAACAAGACTTACTGGTGGATGAGGCCGATCCGACCAAGACCTATCTGGTAACGGGCGTCTCACACTACACCACGCCGCGCCTGGCGCATGTCTCCTGCACCGCCCGTGCCATGTGGGGGACGTAACATGATTAGCTACAAGGTCGAGATCAAGAACCTGGCCGAGCTGCAAAGCCAGTTCAGGAAAGCACCCGAGATCGCCAGCAAGCGGATTAGTGAGGCCGGGAACAAGTCGCTGGTGTCCTTGCAGGGAACGGCCAAGCAACTGTCACCCATCGACTCAGGCCGTTTACGCCAGAGCATCCTGGTCAGCCCCATGCGGCAGGCGGGGAGTAGCTTCACCGGTTCGGTCGGGACAAACGTGAAATATGCCGGAATACAGGAGGCCGGAAGTGGCATCTATGGCCCGTCCGGTCAACCGATCCGTCCGAAGACCAAGAAATTCCTTGCCTTCAGGGGTAAGGGTGGCAAGATGGTCTTCACCAAGTCGGTTAAGGGCGTGCGCGGGCGCTTTTACATGAAAGGCTCCCTGGAGCAGAACCAGCGGAACATCGACGGCTTCTTTGAGGAGGCCGCGACGAATATCACCAAAGATTTAGGCACGAAATAACCCTTGAGCACCACCTACACCACCATCGGCCAAGCCCTCTATAACCTCTTCGCGGCCATCGACATCACCGCCATCTATCCCGGCGGCTGGGCGATCAAGGCCAACTACCCGGTCAAGGAACCGGGGCGGCTGACCACCTGGCCGGTCCTCTCCGTCGTGCCGGTGGAGGATAATGAAACTGAGCTCGATTCCCGCACGGACGACGACGCCATCACCTACGAGGTCTACCTGTTCGACACCTTCGAGGACTCCGCCACGACCGAAGGCCGGATGCGCCAGCTCGTCGATCTCTGCCGGACGCGATTGCGCCAGGAGCGTGTCAGCCCGACCATGCTGGCAAGCGCGGCGTACACCATCGAGACGATGACCGGCGCGTGGGGCTTCGAGATCGAGCCCGGCCTGCGCTACTACCGTTTCCGTATCACCGCCAAGAAAGACGAAGACCTTTTCTAATATCCTATGAGCAACCAGCCATCTGCCACCATATTTTTCTATCCCGACCCGTTCGGCGACGGCCAAGCCCTGACCATCGAGGCCACCGACCGCGAGGACGCCGACAAGCAACTCAAACAACTCCAAGAGAAGCGCGACAACGACCGTAAACCCACGGATACGCCGCAGCCCACAGCAGAAGACCGCGCACCAGCGCCAGAGGCCACCGAGTCCTCACAAGAGAGGATTAGCTAATGGCCCGACAATCTGGCCGCTTAACCGCCGTGGGCCTGGCCCCGGAAGCCACCTCGGGGGTGCCCGTCACCGCCGCCTACTGGGTGCCGGACATGACGTTCTCCCACGAGGACAAGAACACCACCATCACCGACGGCTCCTCCTTCGGTCGCCTGGAAGACGCGGTCGATTCCGACGTGGTCACGCAGTGGAGCGACGGCACGCTCAGCGCCGTTTTACGGGACGCCCACATCGGCGCGATCCTCAAGGCGGTCTTCGGCACATCCGCCTCGGTCGCCCGCGCGGCCCCCAATGCCGCTGTCTACGACACGACCTTCACGGTCGCCAACAACAACAGCCACCCGTCGCTAACTTTGTACGCCAGGGATGCCAACCAGGACATCCGCTTCGCCTACGGCATGGCCGACAAGTTCGTCATCGACTACCAGATGGGCAAGCTGATCGACTACTCCGTCGATTTCAAGGCGCGCAAAGGCACCACCACGACCTCCACCCCGGCTTATGTTACGGAGAACAAGTTCCGCCCGCAGGATGTCACCTTCAAGCTGGCCACCAACGTCGCCGGATTGGCCGGGGCCACCGCATCGCCGGTCAAGAGCCTCAAGCTGACCATCACCAAAGGGACGGACGTGGAATATGTTTTGGGTTCGGTCGATGTGGACTCGATTTACAACACCGTTTTCAATGTGACGGTGGACATCGGCCTGCTTTACAACGATCTGACTTATAAGAACTACGATTTCAACAACACCAAGCAGGCCGCTTCCATCGCACTGACCCGCACCGATACCACCATCGGCTCCAGCGCTAATCCCGGCCTGGTCTTCACCTTCGACAGCCTGTTCTTCGACAACTGGACGAAGCAACGCGCCCAGAACCAGATCATGTCCCAGACAATCACGATGAAGGGGCTCTATTCCTTCGCTAATGCCTCGATGGCCAAGGCCGTCCTGACCAACACTATCGCCTCGTATTAATATCTTTTGACACTACCTTTATGAGCCACATTCAATCCCGTATCAAACACGTCGGCCTCGCGTTCCTGGGCGACGGTTGGGCCGAGTGCTTCGTCGATTTCCGGGCGATGCGCTGGTCGGAACTGAAGGCATTGCGCCAGCAAAGCCAGGGCGCGGCGGGGGATCAGGCGATGGATCTGCTCATCCAGACCCTGCGCGACCACTTTGTCGCCGGAAAGACCCTGGGCGACGACGGGCAACTCTACGACCTGACCGCCGATGACCTGGGTGACTTCGACATCGAAACCCTGACCGTCTTCAGCGAAGTCTTGGGGGGCGCTCCCGGCCCAAACGCCTGACGGCGCTCGATGACGCCCTGAGCGGCAAGGGTGCCAGCCCCGACGAATTAACCGAACTCCTCTACCGGGAACGCTTCGGCCTGTCCGCCGCGCAGATGGAACGGGAGCCGGTCGAAGCGGTCGGCTACTGGCTCGCTTTAGAAGAACGGCGACAAGCATTGCGGGAACGCGCCGACGGTTCCCGCTGACCGTATGGCTGACTCCAAGATCGACATCATCATCACCGCCCAGGACGACGCCTCCAAGGCCCTCCAGGCGATCACCCAGCAGACCCAGCGCCTCCAGAACTCGGTGGATGCGATGGGCTCTTCCAATACGCGGGCGGGGGGGCAGGTCGAGGGCCTTGCCGGCTCGCTGCTCAAGTCGAATATCGCCAGCATGGCATTGTATGGGGCGCTCAATCTCGCCACCGACGCCCTCGGCGCGCTCTTTCGGATCAGCGAGAACGCGGTCAAGTCCGCCGCCGACTACGAGCAATTACGCATCTCGTTCGAGTCGATGCTCGGCTCGGCAGACAACGCCCGCACTTTACTCAAACAGGTGTCCGACTTCGCCGCCTCGACGCCCTTCACCCTCCCGCAAGTGGCCGAAGGGTCGCGCCAGCTCCTCGCCTATGGCACCGCCGCGAAAGACGTGATCCCGACCTTCAAGATGCTCGGGGACATCGCCTCGGGCGTCGGCACGGACAAGCTGCCCTTCCTGGTGAACGCCTTCGGCCAGGTGCAAGCCAAGGGCCATCTGGCGGGCCAAGAACTGTTGCAATTCACCAACGCGGGCGTCGGCCTGTCGCAACAGATCGAGAAGAACCTGCACATCACCAACGCCACGTTCGACACGATGATGCAGAAGGGGCAAATCTCGGCGCAGACCGTGACGGAAGCCTTGCGCGCGATGACCTCCAACGGCGGCCTGTTCTTCAACGGCATGGAGCGGCAATCCAAGTCCTTCAACGGCGTCCTCTCCAACCTCAGCGACGACTTCGTGCGCCTGGGGAATAACATCGTCGGCATCTCCGACTCCGGCGACATCCGCCAGGGGTCGCTCTTCGCCAAGCTGACCGGCTACGCCAACGAACTCCTGAAAATGATCGACAAGAACCGCGACGCCATCGAGCGTTATGCCAGCACGTTGCTCGACCGACTGGTCGGCTTCATCAACACCCAGGTCGTGCCCGCGTTGCAGAAGTTTGGCAAGGAGCTCTTGGCCTACATCTCCTCGCCCAAATTCCAGGAGGACATGAAACATCTCTGGACGGGGGTGCAGAACATCGCCACCGGCTTCATGGCGATCGTCAACACCACCGGGGCGGTCGTCGGCTTTTTCGATACCGTACACAACCGCGCCAAGCCGGTCATTGACGCGCTGAAGTTCATCAACAACTTCACGCCCGCCGGGATCGTCGGCAATGTCGGGATGTTCGGGTTTAAGAAGCTCTTCGGCTATGCCGAGGGGACCGCCAACCACCCCGGCGGTCTGGCGATCGTGGGGGAGCGCGGGCCGGAGCTGGTCAACCTGCCACAGGGGAGCCAGGTCATACCCGCGCAGAAGACGGAAGCCCTGCTCGCCCAGAGAACGGGCGGGGCGTCCGTCCACATCGAGAACTTTCACAGCTACAACCAGGCGGACCTCACAGCATTTGCCGAGCGGCTGTCCTGGAGGCTGACATGAACGCGATCCTCCTCGACGGCTACTCCTTGCACTCCTTAACCGCCGCGCAGCCCTGCCAGACCAAATCGGCCACGGGGCTCGGTTTCCCGGAAGTGCGGCTGGATCAATACAATCGTCCGGGTGTCAGTGGCGTAACTATCGCCCATAACCTCTATGGCGGTCGCACAATCACGCTGGAAGGCACCATCAGGGGCGCGGACAGGACCGCGTACATGGCCAACCGGGCGGCACTGGAAGCGGCGGTGTCGTTGCGGTTAGATAGCGTCAACGTGCCTATTCCGCGTGTTTGCTACCTGACCGATCTTGATTTCAACACCTATCAAATCTCCGTGGTGACAAAAGCCTTTTCTTGCGAACTGACGAGTCCTACTATGGGCCGCTGGCAGCTGCAACTCGCGGCCACGGACTATATTATTGAAAGCCAGACCCTCAACACCGTCACGAGTTTCTTGCCTCAATCGGGCGGCGTTATTTATCCTGTGACCTACCCCGTGCAGTACGGCGGCTCCTCGGGCGGCTCGGTGACGGCCAGCAATAGTGGGAATGCCCCATCTTCCCCCCTCGTGACCCTGTATGGCCCGATGATTAACCCGGTTGTCGCGAACGATTCCACCGGCGAGTCGATACGGCTGAACCTGACGCTGGTGGCAGGGGATTCACTCGTTATTTCGATGAAAAACAGAACCATCATCCAGGGCGGGGCAACAAATAAAATGGGCGCTTTCATCTCCGGCTCGAAGTTCTGGGCTATCCTGCCCGGCCTCAACACCCTGCGCGTCGGAGCCGATGCCTATGACGTAGGTTATGCCAGCGTAATGTGGAGAGAAGCGCGGCTCGGCCTTTAATATGGCACAAATAATCGACATACTGGCCGAGCCGCTGTTAACCCTTGCGGGTGAGCAAGTCATCGTCGCGGATACTGTCACCAACGCCACCTACGCGGCATCTGGGGTATCTGCCAGCTCAATATACACCGTGGAATTATGGTCGCCACAAGGCCAGCAGATAGCCGACCTCTCGCCTTTACTGCTGTCACGTCACTTCAAGGCCACCAGAAACCGCGCGGAAGTCATAGATTTGTCCTTTGATCTCGGCCAGATAGAGTCGTACTGCGCTTCCCTCGGCCAGTCGGTGCAGCAACTCCTGGGACCGGGCTACAACGAGATCCGCATCCGGCGTGGCGCTCGATATTTAGTCGGAGCACAAGCGCAATATCTACTCCCTTCGCTGGAAGGGGACCGGCGCACGTTGGAAGTGCGCGCGGTGGGTTTCCTTGAGTTGCTAAAAACAGATTCCTGTACCCTTCGGATGGGGCCAGCCTGACCCAAACGGGTATCGACATCGGCCAAGTGGCCTGGAACTTTATTAACCTGACCCAAGGGCGCACCAACGGGTCGTTCGGTTTCACCCTCGGCACCATCCAGCCAAGCCGGACGATCACCGACACCTGGCAGCCCTACGCCACCAGTATCCGGGACATCCTGATCGCCCTGACCCAGCGCCAGAACAGCATCGACTTCGCCTTCACCGCCGACAAGGTCTTCAATGTTTATTACCCGCAGGGCCAGGACAAGACCGAGCTGCGCTTTGCGTTACCCGGCAACATCAAGAGCCTGCGCCTGCCGGTGGATGCCTCCGAGCTGGCCACCCTCGTCATCGCCAGAGGGTCGGGCAACGGGGCCGACCAGCAGGTGGTGCAGACCTACCCGGCCACCGCCACCCCGGAACAGACGACGTACCGGCTGCGCGAGGTGATCGACGACTACCCCTCGATCAACGTCACCCCGACCCTCATCGACAAGGCGACCGAGCACTACCGCAAGAACGCCACGCCGACCGTGATCCCCGAGATCGTGCTGGACGGCAACCAGGAGCCCTTCCTGGGCGCGTACTGGCTCGGCGACCGCGTGCCCATCTCCATCGACGCCAACCAGGGGAGCGCCTTCGCCGCCCTCGACGGGCAGATGTGGCGGGTCAATGAAATAGATGTCTCGATAGATGAGAATGACGCCGAGACGATCAGACTGAAAGTGGGACTTTACTAACATGGCCGACCACACCCTTGACCGCGAGCCGGGACTCCCGCGCATCGCCGACGACATCAACACCCTGAAGAACCAGGTCTCCGAGCTGCGCACCTTGCAATTGCAGGGGGCCAGCGCGGTTAACATGCAATCGACCGGCACCTACTCGCAGACGTCGTCGAGCATCGCGGCGAATGGCGGGGCCATCTTTGGCTTCCATCTTAACTTGACCGGGGCGTCGATCTTGTTCTGTATCTTTTCCTACAGCATCTATGTCGGTACCACTACAGATGAGGCGCATTTGCTCGGTGGCGTGAATGCCTACGGCTATAGCCACCGCTGGGTACAATGGCGGGACTGGGGCGAGGCGAACTTGGCGGGTCACACCTATAACATCTCCGATCGCATCTGGCTCTATAACCAGGATACGGCCGCGCATGTCTATACCATCAGTGCCGAGTGGCGCTACATTGTCACCGCCGGGACGGTATCCATTAGCTAAGGCGCGTGAATTGATAGGGGATAATGTCAGAGTATGCCAGACCCTACCGTGACACCATCACCGCCAATACCGACGCGACCGGCACAAGATACGCCCGGCATACACGTGTATATCACTCAGGAGATCATCCTACCACCGAAAGACCCTTCCTAAATGGCCGAATACATCGTCAACCTCAACAACGGCAAGACCGATGAGAAGGGCTCGCTCCGCCTGATCGGCAAGCTCCTGAACCAGTCCGGCGCCCTCGAAGCGACCGGCCTGACCGTCTCCGCCACCACGCCCACGCCCGACCTGACCGTCAAGGTCTCCGGCTCCGTCGCCAGCGACAACGTGGTCTTCATCACCGCCACCGGCGACACCTACCACGGCTGGAACACCGCCCAGTACACGGTGACGATCACCTCCAACAGCACCGGCATCACCAAGTCCGACGCCGTCGTGGCCTACGCCGACACCGCCGCCGGCTCCACCACCGCCAACAACCCCGGCGGCCTGAAGTTCCTCGCCGTGCGGGGCTCCTCCACCGACGGCGTGACCAAAGCCTCTGCCGCCGACATCGCTGCCTCCGCCGTGGGGACGAAGCCGTATATTCGTTTAGCCGACGTGACGGTGGGCAACGGGGTAAGCTCCATCAACTCCGGCAACATCGTCGATACGCGACCAAAGGCATCCATGGGGACAAACCTCATCGCCACCAGCGCCGTACAAACCAATGCGATCACCAAGGCCACCTCATTCACCTGGGATGTGGGGGGCACCGCGCTCACGACAACGTCCGCCGGGTACGTGCAGATAGGAACCTTCAGCGGCGCACTGACCACCCTCAGCCCGACAACGTGCACCCTCCTGGTCACCATGGATTGCACAAACGCTTCCGTGAACGGCGGGAACGGGCGCATGGGGATCGATATCGATGGTCAAGCCTCCGAAATCTGCTGCACGTTCCCCAACATGTCGGGCTTGCATGTGGCCGGTTCTCAGGTCATCGCCCTGGCCCTGACGGCCGGTGCGCATACGCTCAAGCCGATCTTCCTCAATACGGCCGGCCCATCCTCCACAACAACGATCAACACCTTCGGCGCGATCAAAGTGTCCGTCGTGGAGTTGCAGCGCTAGCGCACCCATCATAATCATGCCACCACGCCGCGACCCCCTCAACGGAGCCGAAGAGAACCGTAGTCTGTACACCGAGATTGCTTTGGTCAATGAGAAGGTGACCAACCTTTCCGAGGTGGTTCGTTCGACCGCCGCCGATGTCCGCACCCTGAAGGATTCCAACTTCCTGACCACTAGGGACTTCCAGAGTTTATTCGAGAAACTCCAAGGGACGTTCGTCGGGCGGCGCGAGTTCGACGAGGTGGATGGCCGGATCACCAAGATCGAGGGCTACGTCGCCAAGGTGGTCGGGGTGGTCGTCCTGGCCGTGCTGACCTCGCTCCTCGCCCTGGTGCTCAAATCCAACGGGGTACTCCACTAACGCCATGAGCAAGCCTTTCCCCATCCCCATCGCCATGTTCCTCCCCGAGGCGCGGCCCACCGGTATGCGGCGGTACGGCGACCTCTTCACGCGCATCGCGATCAACCTGAGCATGGTCGGGGCGCTGCTCGCCTTCGCCTGCGCCGCCTACATCTTCTTCTGGCCGATTCCGACCATCCGCTACAACCACCTGCCCCTGCCGGTGTCCGCCGACACCGTGCGACCGGGGGAGGCGCTGCCGTTGACGGTCGATTACTGCAAGGACGTCACCATCCCTGAGCGGGTGGTGGGCCAGATCGTCACTGACGACGCCGACCGGGTGGTGCTGGCGATGGGCGGGTTGGACCGCAACCTGGAGCCGGGCTGCCACGTCATCAAGACGCGCATCTGGCACGTCCCCGCCGACACTCAGCCGGGCCGCTACCGCGCCGAGTTCACCCTGACCTACCTGCTGTTTAACATCCGGACCGTCACCGCGCACAGCTACAGCCAGCCGTTCACGGTCGCCAACTAACCCGCCAGCATGCTCACGCACACCACCTTCAAGGAACCGCTCACACCGCCCCCGTCGCGCTGCTGGCGCACGCGCCTCTCCTGGCTCTCCACCGGCCTGCCGCTCAACGTCGGCCTCCTCGGGATGGCGGCGATCTTCGCCTACAGCCTCTACAGCGCGTTCTGGCCCTTCCGCACCCTGGAGCCACGGGTACAGCCGTACCGCGTCCTGACGCCGGTCGTCCGTGGGGGCCAGCCGCTCATCTACGAGGCCGACTATTGTAAGCGGACGAATGCCCCGGCGGTCGTCACCCGCACCCTCTACGGCGACACCGGCACGTTCATCAGCCTGCCGACCATCGCCACGAACCTCCCCGAGGGCTGCCACGTCGTCCAGTCCGTTACCACCGTCGTGCCGGTCACCGCGCCACCGGGGCGGTATACACTGGAATTAACCCTCACCTACCGGGTGAATGCCCTGCGCGACATTACCGTCAAGGTGCAAACCGAGCGGTTCACCGTCGCGCAATAAGGTTGCGTCGCCATAACATCGAAAGGACCCCCATGAACATCCTCGTCAACATCGCCATCGGCGCGATCGCCGCCTTCATCGCCAAGTACCTCCTGGAAGCGCTGGGCGCACCCGCGCCGTTCCCTGTGCTCTTCGCCTTGCTGGCCTTCCTGGTGGCCGTCTTCGGCGGGAATCGCTACCTCAACCTATGACACGCTCATTGACAGGCTTACTGGACTGGTTTAATACCCCAGTGATCGCTAAAAGATTCCATCTGCTCCTGATGTTCGCCTGGATATTGCTCATCCCGCCGACGCTCATCTGGTGGAAAGACTCGATCCTCTGGGTCCTGATTATAAGCCTATACGCTAATATTATCGGCCATTTCAGTGCCTACCAGGCGGTGAGGGCCGAGGAAGCGATCATCGAAAAATAACCCTATGACCCTGCTCTCTCTCGTTATCGCCATCCTATTCGCCCTGCTGTTCTTCAAAGTCACCGGCCTGCTGCTGCATCTGGTGTTTGGCCCGTTAGCCCTGATCTTCGTCATGGTGGCCATCTACCACTACGCCACACGCGGCAAGCAGATATAAGGCTGATAGCTGGCTGTACAATCGAGTCACGACCCCTTCGTTATGGCGAATATCTTCCATGCTTCCTACATCGTCAGCCAAGCTTTCGGACCATCCGAGCTTGATGTAGAGCCGCCGCTACATGGCTACCCACATTGGCATAGGGGCGTAGATTTAGTAGGCCCGTATCCTGGCTGCCCGGTCTACCCAGCCCAGCCAGGCCATGTCCAGTTCACCGGCGCAGACCCCACGGGCAATTACGTCATCGTCTTGCAGGATGACCAGACGTGGGCCGCATACTGGCATTTAGCCACTTGGACTTGCACACGCGGGGATCGGGTGGATAACACGACACAGATCGGCACCATGGGCAACACGGGCGGCGCATCTAGCACGGGTTACCATACCCACTTCGAGGTCGAAGCGCCTGGTCCCTGGCGTGGTTTGCTATCCATGACGCCCGTCGATCCCACGCCTTTCCTCAACGATACGCAAGGAGCCAACCCCACAGATATGAACCCACGCAAAATAGTCCAAGACCTCTATGCGGTTCTCGACGCCAACTACACCCCCGCCGATGACGTGCTGCAAGACAAGGCCCAGTCCGTCGCCTCGACCGGCAGCCTCATCCCCATCCTCCACGACCTGCTGGGCGCGAAACCCTGGCGCTCGCCGGAAGAGTATAATTTTGCTGCCCTACAAGCCTACGCCACGGCTAAAGGCTTCCCTGATCCGAAGCAGTATGCTCTTGACCGGGTGAGTGGGGGAGCCACCTTCGACACGGTCATCACGGGCGACCTGTCCGCAGATAAGGCCTACACCGACCAACTAACACAACTGAATGAGGTGGCCACGGCGCAACTCAACACCTTTAAGCAGACAATCCACGACTTGCAAGGCCGGGTCTCCACGCTCAACGACGAGAACCAGAGTCTGCACATCGCGCTAGAGAAGACCGAGCAGCCAGCAGATCAAACGCCAGAGCCACAACCCGACCCGATGCCCGTGGAGGCCCCTGCAATCCAACCTGAACCCGTGAAGATGTCCTACCTTGCCGGGCTATATTCCATCATTTCCAGGCTCTTCCTGGGACGATAAACCTATGACCTCACTTACTTCCTTCGATTTTATTAAAACGGTATTAGTTTCCGGTGTCGCCACGACCTATAGTACTCAGATATTGAAAAGTTCTCTTATTCCCTTACCGGCAGCCAATTCTCCACGTCTGACCGCCTTCATCGTCTCGCTGATCGCCTCGGCTATCGCTGTCGGCCAAGGCATCGATTACACGAACATCAAGAGCTGGGAAGACATCATCCCCGTTATTTGCGGCACCCTGATCGTCTCCGCTGCCACCTACAAAATCATCTATCACGTCCCGACCCCGACTACCATCAAGGCCGACCAGGCGAAAGTGGACGCTGGCAGCGTGACCGTGACCGAGAAGTAACCACGGGCCTCACCAATGACAATCCCGCCGCGTCCTTTAGGGGAAACGGCGGGATTCTTGAGTTATAGCAACGGTTAGCTAACTTAGTTCAGTTTCGCGCCACGTCTGGGGCGGGTGAAGACGAGCGGGTCGCGCTGCGGCTCGACCACCGGGATCTTCTTGGGACGGCCACGCTTGGGTTTCTCGGGCATTTCCAGCGGGGCGGGGACGGAGGCGGTTCGGCGTTCATCGGGATCGTAGAGGCCGGCCTTGATCGCGTTGCGGCGTAAGGCGGCGAGGGCGTCTTCCGGCTGGTCGCTCATGGCCGTGTTCTTCGACACGGTTAAGAGCGATAGGGCGACACCGAAGCCGAAGCCGAGCAGGAGGAAGAGGAGGGCGTTGTCCATCATTACTTCACCCCCTCTTGTCGTCCCTGTCGCACCAGGATGGCGCTGCGGAGTTGGTCGCGCTCGACGATCAGGTCGGTCGGGACCTGGAAGTAGCGGGCGAGGGGGCGCTGGTCGATCTGGCGTCTGAGGGCGAGGTACTGGCGGCACAACTGGCCGGTGGTGAAGGTCGGGGTGGTGAGGGGCATGGTTACTCTTTCTTGGCTAATAACTCGTTGAGGAGTGCGAGGGTGAGGGAGCCGAAGACGCCGATCATGGCGTGGGTGTAGGCCGGGCTAGTGGGACCGGCGCGAAGCTCCATGACGATGTAGAAGAGCGCGGCGGCGGCCCAGAAGAAACTCATGAGGTGGTAGTGATTAAACTTGGCCATGGGCGTTTAGGCGGCTCCTTTGATTGCAGACGTGCTTTCGTCCGTATCCACTGCCGGCGTGGTCTGTACCCCTAGCTCGACACCCAACATGAGCACGTCCCGGAAGGCGATGGTCAGGCGGCGGGCGATGACATCGCGTTGCTCGTCCTGCATGATCGTGAAGACAGTGCCGTCATACGCGCCATCGACGTAGAGGACGATGGACTGGGTTTTGTCACTTACCTGGACGCGGAACTCGATGGTTGGCCGTGCTGCGGTATCTTTTCCCTCTGGGATAAGTGGTTTGTCTTTGTGGTTCGTCATAAAAAACGGTGCGCTAGGCACTCCTTTCGTTGCTGTATTGATAGACCTGTTTGCCGATGATGATAGCGAGGAGCACGACGATGAGGCCGGTGACGCAGGTGCGGGCACCGAGCACCAGAACCACGGGCGAGGCAAGCAGGCCGATGGCCGCGTATACGAGCGCGTCACCCAGGCAGCCGCGCGGGATCATCGGTCGCTATCCTGATAGGGCGGCTCACTGTCTACGCCGCCAAAGTACTGGTTGACTTCTTCCTCCATAGAGAGGGAACGAGCAGCGTCATCCTCGCGCGGATGTGCGTCTTTGGCGGGCCAGATGGCACCCTTGCAGTCGGGGTTGCCGGCGCGTTTCTTGCAGCTAAAGTCAGGCCGGTTGGGCGCGTACTCGCCGCTGGCCTTCTTGGCCCGGTTGTCCCACATCCGGCCGCCACAGTCGGGGCACAGCGGATCATTTATTAGCTCGACGGTCTGTGTGTTCACTTCGCGGGCTGGCGTGGCTGCTGGGGTGCTCGTAGGGCGTTGCGTGGCTGGTGATGCGTTCTTACCGCTGGCTGCGTTGCCGTCATCGTCTTCTGGTGCTATGCCTAACATGCCCATCAGGGCATACCTGCGCGCATAGGTTGTGGCCGCGCCAAGCATCTGCGGGTTGTGCTGTTCCTTCGGGTCGATGATATAGAAGCCGCTGATGGATTCGCCGGACTCATGCCAGAGCGTCGTAATGACGCCGAAGTGATTGTCTTGCATGCCCGTCGGCTGGGTTATCGCCAGGCCATTGTCGTGCAGCGCCGGGGAGATCGCGTCAATCACGCTGTCGAGCGGGGCATAGCTACTCTTGAAAAAGTCGTTCTTTGTATCCTTGACAATGGGCTGCATGGCTCTCTGAGCTTTGACTAACGCCGCATAGAGTTGTGGTTTGGTATCTGACATAAGACTCCTTATTTCTATGTTGTTATGTTTATTTCTTCCAGCTTGCTCCTTTCCGCTGCTTCTTGTCAACGCCAGGTGGCCAAGAGTGTGACGACCGTGACGACGATGGTGCAGGCAAATATCAGTGTAAGTACGCCGTCGTCGTTCCACGAGAAGGTCTCTTGCAGGCGCAGCTTGGGGTGGGCGGGGAATTGATGCCTGTACGTGTTGGTCATGGGTTCAAGCCTTGCTGTAGGCCCTCGTGCGCGGCGTGGTAGGCGATGATGGTCTCCAGCTCTGCCACCGTCAGGTGCAGGCAGCGGGCGATGGTGCGGACGCCCACGTTCTCCACCATGTCGCAGATGGCCGCCGCCATGTTGCGGGCCTTGCGGGCCGCCAGTTGCGGGCTGACCGCGTGGTTCTTGGCGATAATAGACAGCGGCATCCGGGTGATGGCCGCGTTCTTCAGGATGACGACATCCTTGAGGGGGGTGGTGGGGTTGGACATACCGCTATTCTGCGCCGGTTACCGGGCGAAGTCAATACCCCACTTTACGTGTGTTTGCACAGTTGACAGCGTATGCACGGTCGGGTATAGAATGCACGGGTGGCTGCTCCTGGCAGTCGTCAATATTGACAGGATCGGGCCGTTCTCGGGGTATCAGACCGAGGCGGCTCTTTTCTGTGCGTCAAGATGTTTGCCTGATTGACATATTCCGCGATGATGGGTATACAATAGACGTGAAGCTTGTACCTTTAGTCGTGTCATACTACGACAGTGAAGAGCGTCATCTAGGGTACAAGACTAGGTGGCGCTCTTTGTTGTTTGAAAGGTTCTCTTGCCCATGAAGACCAGGATTATCCATACCAAGTTCTGGAAAGACACTTTTGTCTCCGACCTCAATCCCTCCGAAAAGCTCATTTTCCTCTACCTCTTAACCAACGACCGGGTCAACATCATCCACTGCTACGAGTGCGCCGACCGGGAAATCCTGTTCGACACCGGCGTTACCCGCGATGCGCTGGAATCAGCGAAGGTAAAACTGTCGGCTAGCGGGAAGGTCCATTTCTTCCACAGCTACGTCTTCCTTGCCAACGCGGAGAAGTATGAGCAGTATCGAGGAGAGTTGAGCGCCAAAGGAAGAGAGACCCAGGAGCGTGAGATGTGCCCCGAGGTTTTATCCTGGTACAAGGCCGTTTTAGAAGGGGGCTTCATCCCCCCTTGCACCACCCTTGAAGGGGGGATGAAGGGCACAATAAACAATAAAGAAGAAACAATAAACAATAATACAGAAGCAATAAGAAGCGAAAAAACGACAGAAACCAAGCTGCACAATAGCCTCGCCTATCTCGAAGCAGTGCCGGAAGAGGATGTTTTGGCTCTGGTAGAGAAGTTTTCCCTGACCATTGACCAAGTACGAGGAGAAGCGGAAAGGCTGGTGGACTATTGCCGCTCTAAGGGCAAGACCTACAAAGACTACCGCTCCTTCTTGAGGAACTGTCTCAGGAAGGATATCGATGAGGGGAAGATCAAGACCAGCAAAGCACCCACCCCATCCGAGCGACCTACCGACCTACCGCCCTCGACCTTCGATGCGGTCTACGACGCCTACCTCGCCAAGCAAGAACTCTACGCGGAGCATGGCGTCGTGTGGGACACCCTGAAAGGTGGCTATGTCGGCAAAAATCATTAAGGGCCTGGAAGACCTCCTCCCGGACGTGTCCGTCACTCCCGATAACCAGTACCCGTTGTCGGAGCAGATCATCCTCGTCGCGCTGCATTTCAACAACGCGCTCCTCAACGAGGTGGCGGCGATCCTGCCCGACATCGCCATGTTCAGCCATTACTTCTACGGCCAGATCTTCGCTTCCATGCTCGCGCTGCACCAGGCAGGGGAGGCGTTCGACTTGGTGACCGTGGCGGTCAAGATGCAGCGCCAGTTCGCCGATCTGCTGCCCATCTACGAGAGGCTGCAAGACGATCTGTGGTGGATTCGACGCGAAGACGAGGGGAAGGTGCTGGCGCACGCCAGGATCGTGGCCGACGCCTTTGTGCGGCGTCAGGTGGCTGAAGCCGTCCGCAAGGGCGAAGAGACAGGCGCCCTCTTGGCCCGCCTGGGGGCATTGCAACGACGCGGCGAGGACACCGTGTCAACCGCCGAAGAGCTGGTGCTGCTGGCCTATGAGGAGGCCCACGCGGATCGCCAGCGGATGCCGTACCCGTTCGGCCTGCTGCAATCGGCCACGTCGGGTGGCATCAAGCCGGAGGAGTTAATCATCATCGCCGGTCGCCCCGGCACCGGCAAGACCGCCTGGTTGCTGCAAGTGGCCTGGAAGCTGGCCCACGAGGGCAAGCGGGTGCTCTTCGCCTCCGCCGAGATGGGGAAAGAGAGCCTGATGCAACGCCTGTGCTCACACATCGCCGGTCGCAACCTCTTCTCGGTCGTCACGGACCAGGAGCGCGACGCCTTCAACGAGGCCTTAGAAGCGTTCGGGCGCACCAGCTTCACCATCCAGGACCTGACGGCGGTGGAACAGCTCAAGGCGCATCTGGACAAGCACGCGGCCTACGACGTGGTGTTCGTCGATTACCTGCAACAGCTCCACACCCAGTCGGGTGGCAAAGGGGAGTTCGAGCTGGTCACATCCGTCACCCGGCAACTCGACGCGATGAGCAAGATGTTCCACCTGCCGTTCGTCGTCGCCTCGCAGTTTTCCCGGTCCGCCGAGGGGCAGCAGCCGAGCATGGCCTCCCTCAGATCGAGCGGTCAAATCGAGCAGGCGGCCGATGTGATCATCTCGCTCTGGAGCAAGCCCGAGGAGCAGACCGACCCGGCCCGCGCCAAGGTGTACATGGACATCCTGAAGAATCGCAACGGCTACACGGTCATCAACGGGGCCAGGGAATACGCGCTGTGGTTCGACAAGCCGACCTTCACTTTCCGCGACATCGACCAGCGGAGGAGTGGGTGAGGCGGCGCGGCGAGGGTGGCTGGACACGGCTAGGGGATTTGCTACCGGCGTATTTAGAGCGGCTGGACAAAAGGTGGCGGCGCTGTACGCCTGAGACGCATGAGTACGAAGAGTGGGCTCAAACGGTATCCTTCGGGGATAGTGCCGCACGGGACGATAAAGCATACTAGCCACCATGAAGCAAGTGGGAGCGACCGAGCCGCGCTACACGATCCGCCTGCGCCACGCCGGGCAGCGAGACGGCGTCGCGTTGGTCATCGAGGATCGGGCCGGTGACGCCTACATCTACACGCGCCGGGGCTTGTCCTGCCGCCTGAGCGGGCGCTACGGCCTGCCCACCTTCGCCCCGACCCTGCATCGGATCGGCTGGGTGCTGGTCCCACTGGTCGCGCCGTACTCGCTGGAGGGGCTGCGTCGTCTCCTCGGGCCGACCTCTGCCTGAGCGCCAGCACCCCCCGCACACAGAGGAGGGGACGGGCCTCAGCAGCCCGCCCCCGATCGCCGCATGTATTGGTCGCCGCCTAAACGGCCCGGCTGCGCCCGCTGGTGATCACGTTATAGATGATCGCCACGACGGCCACGACCAGCAGCAGGTGGATGAGCGAGCCGAGGTGCGCCACGAAGAATCCCAGCGCCCAGAAGACGACCAGCACGACGACGAGGCCCCAGACGATACCGCCCATATGATCCCTCCGTGCTCCCGCGCGCCGACGCCGACGCGCTGATGCTATCTCCTTATGCAGACGACGTGCCACGGCCGGGGCGGATAGGGGAAAGACGCGGGTAAGGCATAGAGTAAACTGGGGGGTTGACAAGTGTAACAAATAAGTACATACTACTTTCATGAACAACCAACACACCGCCGCCATCCCCAATACGTTAATCGAGACCATGTTCTACGAATCCATCAAGAACTACGACGACGTGCTGACCTACCGCAACCTGGTCGCCAAGGGCAGCAGCCAGGCCATCGCCTCGGCCACCTCGCTTGCTTCTCGCAAAGTGCATGACCGCCTGACCGAGCTGTTAGAGATGGAGCACCTCTACAAGGCGAAGAAGGACGCGGAGGAAGGGCCGAGCATCTACGACTGGCCCGAGATGTTGAAGTAGGGGGAGCGAACAGGGGTGTTTGGAAATTTTCACCAAGATTTCCAAGCTTCCCACCGGGGCAGACTTGGGCAAGGTCTGCTTCGATGGGACGTAAGATCAGTCGGTTGGGTGGAGGGTGTGCCCTTAGTGTTGTCCTGGTGCAATTCCAGACCGCACCTTCCACCGAGCCGGATGGCGGAATAGGAGGACTTATGAATACCGTGATTGCTAGTGGGCGTTGGTGATAGTGGCGGCGAGGAGCGAGGCATGGAGCTTGAGCAGGAGGCCGGGGTTGGCGCGGGCGCGCAGGCGCTGCACGCCCATCGCCTCCAGCTGGCTGAA